ATTCTCTCTACCCTTCTCAATAAGACCATTAACATCTACCCTCGTAGCAGCAAGATTTGAACCCCTACTAAAGGTAAAGTCCCCACTACCATCAGTAGGTCTAATACTATACAACTTACCATCCTTGTAGGCACTTGGTATCATTACCAAACTTGCATCTTTATATAAACTCATTAGAATAAATCGTTTAGTTCGTTAATTGTACAGGTTCTTGATTCAGTATCGCCTCCTGCTAATTCTACCCTCGCATCATACAAGTCAAACAATTGTCTGCCTCTATTCGCTTGTGGGTATTTGCGTATATCTTCAGCAGCACATCCAAAGCCCTCCATAATAGCACCATCCGTCAAGGCTCTCGTCTTGAGTTGGTCTACTGCATAGATGTAGTAGCTAATCTCATTGAAGTTGATGTCGTTCTGTGAACCCCACCAAGTCTCCCCATATATACTTCCCCAACTCATTTCTTATTATTTGATTTTTTAGCAGATCTCGTTAAGTAAACTTGCAGTTTCTTTACGTTGACCTTCTTTGGTTTGTATGTTGTTATAGCACCCATCCGTTAAATGTACTGTCTCTTAGTGGATAAATATCGTCATTTGTATTTTGATTATACTCAGGGAATAGATTGTTGCGGAACGCAAGGTAATCTATCAGTCTACGAGTATAGTACTCAGCTAAGTTGCGTTCCTTTTCAATAAGGAACGACAGATCCTCTCTAGAGGCTGTCTCGCCATTTTCAACCGTTCTCTTATATACTCCCCCATTGGAAGCAGTAAACGCTGCAAACGGCAAGTATTCCGTCATAGCCCAGTGTATAAGCATAGGCTGTACGTAATCATCTACCAACGTTTGGTAGTTTCCTGTTAACGTGTCTCCTATGATGTCGTTTCCTATCTTCTCGTATAGCTTCGTACCGAGATACTGCTGAACGTGTACCTCTTGAGCTATCTTGATGAACTGAATAAACTTATCAGTATCTACGTTCCCTGAAAGGAACGTATTACGAACAAGATCACTTCGTGTAATAAATAGTGCAGTAGCCATTAGATTCCTCCTTGTATATCTTTCTTACTTGGTGGGTTGATGAAGCCCTTGTTTTTCATCTTGTTTGGCGCAACGCTTACCTTGTTATCGTTTGCTGGGGAACGATAACCTTTTGATCTCGCCTTGGTAGTGCTGATATTTGTTCCAGCTTCCGTTTGTCCAACGTCATCAAGATCCTTCCACATATACGTTTTTCTAAACCATTTGTGGTTGCATCTTGCGCCACCTTTGTACAGCCATATTGAGTATGTATCTGATCCGTTAGGCCCAAAACCTGCGTTTACTGACTTGTTTTCCATTTGTAGGATATCCTCCTTGCGGTACAGCTTCTTAGCTGATACCATCTTTCTACAGAAGTCTCTACTGTTAGATCCAGCACTTAATGGAGCATATTCATAACGCACACGAAACTTCTCGCCCTCATTATTCTCCCCATCCTGCTCACTGTTGGCATTAGGTCTAGCAGTGCCAGTAGATGCGAACTTCAAAGTGGCATCTAATGCATCCTCTTGGTCATAGTCAACCTCTCTCTCATCTACTAATACCCAGTTATCCAAGTCCTCATCCTCGCCCATCTCAATCAACTCATCAGCAATATCTGATAAATCAGCAATAGGTACGCAATTAGGTACTTCCTTGCCATCTACCATCTTAGTACCTACCTGCTCATAGCCATCCCAGCAAGGATCTTCTTCGTCCTTTAAGTTCGTCTTGCATCTGCACCCCTGTGCAGATAGCTTTTCACCTGTTTGTCTCTCAGTTTCTTCCTTAGTAACAGCAGCTCCACGATCCACAAACTCTAAAGGCTGTAATGTTTTAAAGTATAGGTCAAGGCTAATACCGTTGACCGATAAAATATGATCAATAGCCTTGATAATTAAGTTTTGGAACGGACGTATTACCGTATTATCAAACAATATAGATGCTGTCTCAATTTCTTGTGCATTGTTACCCAACCCTGTATCATCCTTAATACCTAAAAGCATAGGCGAGGTAACTCGGTGAGCAACCATAAGCTTCTGCATAGCCTCAGCCGATAAAAACTCGTACTGCGCTGGTGCATCTGAAAGAGGCACAGCATCAATCGTTGCAGCTAACTCCTTGCTCTCGTTAAAAGCAAGAATAAAGTTTCCAGCATTCGAACTACCACTAAACTTCTCACGGATCTTGCGCTCAATCTCCATACGTTCTTCCTCATCCGGAACTCCGTTATTAAAGTTAATCATCATCGAAGGCGCAAGGCCGTTCTTGATATTATTGATATGGTAGTTGGCTACTTCTTCCTCAAGCTCTGCATAGGGAATCCCACCTTGATAGTCTACTGGTGAGTAGTAGTAGTATCCTGCACGATATGGTCTAATAACCAAGATTTCAATAGACTCGTTGCTCGTTCCGAAAGCTGCAAAGCGTTCCGGATTTTCGTTAGGCCCAAGGTTCTCCCAATCAGCGCAGTAGTAATATCCTTCAATATCTCCTTCTTCGTTGCACTTTTCAGCACGAAGTGTCTGAATAGGCATATGCTCAACCTGTGCAACCTGATCCCCTCCCTCAGAATAAATTACTTGGAATGCTGCTTGGCCCATCAGCTTGAGATCACTTGTTACCTTTCTCAAGCAGTCCTCGTGAATCAAAGAACGCATAGCAGCGTACTCATCAGGTTTTTTACTGCTATCTGTAGCATCTATCCCCTTGCCGTAGATAAGGTCGCTCACAGCGTTTATAATAGCGTTGTTGGTAGGGCTACCAATGAAACGATCTATCAAATACTGATAGTAGTTATTATCTTCACCATAGCCAACCCAATCACGGTTATTTACTTCCGTTACCTCAGGACGAGTATAACTAGCAAGATTCAATGCGTGTATTTTCATATTACAATGTATTCGTTGGCGTTAGCCTTTTCGTGTTCAGTATATACGTTTTGATTCGTAGTGTACTTGTCAAAGTCCGTTTGATTGGTGCAAAACACCTTTCCACGATATAGCTCTGCCGTTCCGCTCACCACAATATAGTAAAATCTGCCCTCTTTAAAAGTATATGTTGGTGTGATGCTAACAAAGTTTCCGCTATTTGTAGCGGTAACGGTTGAGGTTGCTGAAGTGTTTGTAGACTCGTCCGTTATATTCAACGATAACGATCCTGTTTCCACTATCCTCGGTACAAATTTAATCAGCTTGTTTGTAGTACTTACTATGTGCATACCTAAGTAACGTGTTGCTAAAGTTTTGTGCAAAAAAAAGGGGAGCAAAAAGCTCCCCCTTACTTAACACGCTAGACAAGTTAGGCCCAGCTATCTGTACCAGCAACGATAGTCGCAGTTGCACCGGCCATTCCGTCGAATGGATCTCCGTCAACAGGCGTATCAATAAAGTTTGCCGGTTGTAGCTCATTAGCAGTAAAGCTTAGAGTGTAACCACTCATATCACCCATAGCTGCGCCTGAAACTACTGTACCTCCGGTAACGTCTGCTCCGTGTTCACGGCCCATCAAGAAAGCGTTGCCGTTGTAGTCTACCACCACAATATGTGGACGGCCATAAGCCAACAACTTCAATTCTTTATTGTCCTCCTTGCTCAAGCGAGGCAAGGTAAGCTCAAGCGTTTGCTCGTAGAATACCGTTCCGTTATCACGAGAAGCAGTTACGTTTTGTGTCATAGAGCTGTTGCCCTTGAGTTTGTATTGGTACGCATTGAACGTACCTGACATATCCGTTACCTCGTCTGCCGTCAGCGTAATCGTACCCAAGTCTCCGTAATCTACGAAGTAAACCTCTTTGATACCACCAACTGCCTCACGACAAGGAAGAATGCGTCCTTTTGTTAAATCACAAGCCATATTATGTTTTATTAAAAAAGGGTAGGCAGATTACCCCACCTACCCTTCGTTATTACTAATTTCCTTTACTCTTAGTTGTAAAGTACAATCTCAGAACCAATTCCGTACTGAATACCAGCAGTGAAGCGCATAATCACACGAACATTTTGTGATCCGTCCAAATCTTGCATATCGAGCAACTTTACTTCTTGAGCGTCACTCAACAAACCTGTACCGAAGAACAAGTTAGACTTCTGAGCAGCAGCCATTGTGTTGGCAGACAAACCTGAAGCAACAAACAATTTAACACCATCAAAAGCTAAGTCTCCTCCGTTGAACCAAGTAGTACCTTGGTTGTTGATACCCGAAGCACCTAATCCGTTAGCAGCAAATCCACCTAATGCACGAACGTAAGCACGAGCTACGTTTTGAGAAACGTAGATGTACATATCTTCTTTGCCGTACAAAGTAGAAGGAATAGCATCTACTACCTTACCTAACTCTTCAATTACATTAGCAGCAGTAACGGTTGTACCGGTTACGTCAATAACGTCAGCATCAGCTTCCCATAATACTTCGAAGCCATCAAACTCACCAGCAGTAGCGTTAACACCCTGCCAGATGTTTGTTTCCATTTTCTCAGCAACTTTAGCAGCAACGTGGCCGATCATAAAGTCAGCAAAAGCAGGAGGCAACTGATCGTAAGCAGAGTAGCCCATTTGAACAGCTTCCCAGTCAGAACGGAAGTCTTTCTTACACAATTCCAAGTTTACTTGGAACTCCTCAGGTTGTAGAATACGCTCAGTCAAAGTTACCGTAGAGGTATCAGCAAAATCACAAGTAGCGTCTTTGACGATTGCGTCAGTCGCTAACTTCTTCATTACTTCTTTGTACTTCACGTTAGGTTTTACGGTGATACCACCACCTTCGATAGTATCTGCGCTCAACAATGCAGCAGAGATATACTTCCCCGCAAATTCACCAGCATAAGTGGTGGTAATTGATGTAGTTGTAGCCATCTTTTTATTTGATTAAATTCTTGTTTTAGTAATTAAAATTGATACTTCCTCTTACTTCCTGTAAATCGTCAAAGTAAGTCTCTAAAGTCATCTGTATATCAGAAAAGTCGTCTCTTAAAAAAATATCTAAATTCTTCCAATCCGCGTTATCATCTGCATTTATACCAAGCTCATTAGCTAATGTTTGAAACTCGTCCAATGCCGCCTCAGCAGTATTAAAGTCGTCAGACAAAGCGTTTCCTAGCTTTTCAATATCGCTTTGCACTTCTGCTATTAAGTCTAAAGCAGTATTCAAAGCAGAACCGACCTCTTTCATTCTGTTAATGATGTCATCTGCTTCTCCAACCCCTTGCTCGAGAAGATCTTGAGAGCTTTTAATATCGTCCAAAGCACTTAACTTAAGCTTTCCGCTCGAAAATGCTTTTTTCTTTGCTGATAGTTCAGCCCATACACTTTCTACTTTTTTCATCGTTG